CAGCACTCACAGGCGGCGGAGGGGGTGCCGGAGGAGGCGGAGGAGGCGCAGGCATTGCTGGCATCTGCGGTGGCGGTGGCGGTGGCGGTGGCGATGGAGCACTAGGAGCCATGCACATGGGTTTACTCTCTTTGAGTTTTAGATTTAAGATGTTTGATGACAGCAATAGCTCCAGCCTGGAAAGCTAGTTCCCGTTCGGAGATATTACAATCAGGAAAGCGATCAGGATACATTTCCTCAAGCTCAGAGATAAGCCTAAGAAGATCAACTCTTCCCCCCACAACTGCTGTGAGGGGAATGGCATCCTCATCTTGGTAAGCCATGGTTAGCCGTATTGTGGAAGGTCGGTGTTTGCTGCCTCGAAAAAGGCAGGCATTCTGGCTCGTTGGGTGTCGGACAAACCAGGAGCCTTACCGCGTTCATAGAGGGAATCGGATTGGTTCATCCAGAAGTCCTTATCAAGGTACTTGTTTTCATTGGATGAAAGGGAATCCATTACCCATCCGACAGTCGCTCTACGAAGTCGATTGAGGCTTGATGTGGACTTGAGGCCCAGCTCGGAGCAGACCATCGAGTGTATGGCGACGTGCGTTTGCTCGTCTCTGCTGATGTCGGCTGCTGTGGTTCGGATACCGACATCTCCGTTGAATCGGAAGAAGGGGAGGATGACGAAGAAGACACTGCGTTCAAGGATAGCGGCTTTAAGAATGGGATGCTCAGGTGCATCTAGCCAGGCCTTGAGGATGTGCTTTGCTTCCTCTTCATGTCGTTGGTCGGCACCGTGGGCATCAATAACAAAGTTCAGAGCTTTGTCATGGTTCTCTTCATCAAGTTGATTTGAAAGAAGAGCCTCCCTTACTCCAGGAGTTTTGGGAAGTTCCTTTTCAAGACCTTGTTGAAGAAACTCTCGCACAGGAAGTTCCAGGTGGCGGAGGCCAAGGGCACGCCGTAGCGCATCCTCAGCCCCGTCTACCACCTTTCCCTTTTGAACAGCCACAGGCGTCCATTTACGCTTGCGACTGACTACTTGATCATAGGGTGACAGGGAAGCGTTCATTCTCCGCAGGGGATACAAATTTCGTTTTCTGGTTTAACTTTGGGACAGCCGCAGTCAGGGTCTACCTCTTCCTCAAAACCAAAGAGATCTCGGAAGTCTTCATCAAGAGCAGCGAGGGCGTCATCTTTGGCTTGAGTGTCAGGCATCACCTGAAGAGAATAATAAAGACTTGTCTGAGGGGAATAGGTCCACTCATAGATAAAGTCTCTATCGTAAGTCACAACATCAGACCAGCTATTGAAACTATACCCATGGAAGAGAAGCGTTTCTTGGAAGAGACGGACGATACCATCAGCCACTTCTTTATACGCAGCCCAACCAACCTCAGATGCAATCTCTACATCCGGCGGGTAGTCATAAGACTGGACTCCGAAAGTCCCACTATCCCTATCGACGTGACGACTGATAGGAGGGGCCAACTCTGGGGCAGCAGTATAGCCACGCAGGTCGATGTTGTTATAAGAGCAGGAAGCCGTAGGCGCAATAGCAAAGGCCCGATCCATGTTGTGGATTCGAGCAATCTGTGCCGCAAGCTCAACTGCTTTAGCGAGTTCCGATACAAGTCGATATGCCGGAGTGTCCTCCGGTTGATGAGCATGGAATTTGGTTAGGGCGTTTCCAAACTCTTTGTACGTTACGCCGTTCTGGCATAGGAAGTTAGCCAGACCAAGGATACCCAGACCAACCTGACGGTCAATAACTGGGTCGAGGTATTCACCAGTGTCACCAACACCAGTCTTTCCATGGAGTTGGATAAGGCTAGTCATGCCTTCGGTGAACGCCTCAACAAGATCCTCAGGTTTGCAAGCACCAAGGTTGATATGCTGAAGCAAACAAGTGCCACGACTGCGGAGATACACTTCCAGGCAGACATTACCCAGGATGCGATTGCCGTAGGCGTCATAGCGGATCTTGTTAAGCCAGATGTCGCCCTTCTTAATACCATCAATAGTGGCATCAATCAGTTCATCACTGGCATACTTGAGGAAGTTAGAGTCGACGTTAAGACAACGCTTCACCCAAGCCAACTCAGAACGAGAGGCCTGGATAAACTCAAGAGCATCAGGGTGAGTATAGTCGAGGTGACATACAACAGCTCCGTTCTTATAGACACCACCACGCCTCAGGGTTTCGTTGAGTGCGGAGTAGATCTTGGCAAAGGATACGGGACCAGAAGCAGTCAAACCCTTCCCATTCTCTGAGCCACGGGGACGCAGCTTGGTAAGGTGAACAGCAACACCAGCCCCATTACGCAAAGCATGAGACACAAAGCGCCAGCTGGCTTCAATACCTTCAGGCCCTTCCATCGTGTCATCCACTTGGAAGACCGTGCAACTGACCGGAAGGCGAGATTCAGGATTGTCAATCCAGTTTTGAACACGGCCAGTGCGTGCGATTTTCTTAGCAGACATTGTTGGTTAGATGAGATCGTCGAGAACAGGAGGTTGATAGTTGGGGCCTTTGAGAACCTTGCCATCCTCTCGGCGTAGCGGTTTCCCATCGACCAGTTTACTCATGTTTGATTCAAAGACACGGCGCATTGCCTCGTCCAGATTCCAGCCACGAGCAGCTGCAAATTGGTAGCAGACGAACACAAGGTCAGCCAATTCCTTGAGCTGATGAACTTGGTTTTCTTCGAGTCGTTCGAGGTCTACGAACTCACGATCAAACGCTTCATCAAACTCAGTCCACTCCTCCTTGATCAGGCTGTGTTGGAGTTCGTGGATGTGTTCTTCGTCGGTGTTGATTGGTTGTTCCATCGCCTGGCGAAAGGCAATGGCTTGTTGGAGCAGCGGTTCCATTTAGGAGTTGCGGGTTTCTTGGATCTGTTGAATCTTACGTTCAACGTAAGCCTTTACCTTGAGCCAGTCATCCAATTCGGATTCGTAGCTTTTGTGTCCTGCTCGGCAAACGTATTTGACTACGTTACCGGCAAGGTAATCAAGGCTTTGGTCAACAATAAAATCCCAAACCTCAATCTTCCCCCTCTTGTAATGAGTTGGACTGTACTTGTTCATTGAAGAACTCTTTGTAGGCTGGGTTGTTTCGGATCTGCCGTAGCTGGAGTTCTCGAAATACTCTTCCCAAAATTCCTGGTTGAACTCCGAGTCGATCGATTCTGAGTCTGATTCCAAGAAGTGTTTGACGGATTCGTAATTCGATCCAGGTTGGGATACCGGACAGAATGAGGTAGAAAGCGTGGAAGAAGTTGCGGTCAAGGACATAGAGAATAGCAAGAACTAAGCCGATGTCGAGTCCAATGAGGACGGGGGAGGGTTCCATAGGATGGGCTTCTTAGTAGTGGAGTTGTACTCACCAGGCCTAAGGATCCGAGCAAGGCGTGCGTTACGAATGGCATCGTCAAGAGACATACCCGCTCTTTCATAAGCGGTAACCACAGCTTGCCATGGATCTTCTGATTTGGCAAGGATCTTCTGTGCGCCCTTGGCACCAACGCCAGGCACACCTTTGTAGCCATCCACTGGGTCACCCGTCAGACATTGCGTCCAAAACCAGTAGTCAGCTTCCTGTGATGAAACAGTTGTCAGCTCATCTCCGTTATAGAGAGTACAGCTGATCTGCTTCATGTCTTTGTCAGGAGAAACAAGAATAAAATCGCTAGGATCGAGATGACATTCCAGACCCAAAGCGTCGTCGGCTTCGAGGTTTTCATAACGGATAGTTTTGTAGTGGGATTGACACCACTCCAATAACCGTTTGTAACCTACCGGCTTTCTTTTGGTGCGTTTCCCTTTGTATTCAGGATCAATAGTCTTCCTGAAATTTTTTGTGTCAGAAAAATAGAGGAGTACCTTGTCGGTGTTGAACTTAGACTGGAGGTTCTTGATGTCTGATGTGAATGCTTTGATAACCTCTTTGAAGTTACTAGCAATCGTGATCAGATCATCACCCCAATCAAGCTCTACCTCATTCGCCTGACAACAGCGGTAAGCATAGAAGTCAGCATCGATCCGAAGCTCTGTCTTAGTGACAGTCAGCCCAGGTCGCGCCTTCTTTTGCTTCTGAGGCAAGGGGGACTCGGAGGCCATAGTACTCACCAGCTTGGGTGATGGACCATTCGAGGTTGAACTTTGCGTCATTGACAAGGTGTGGTTTCACAGCGAGTTGAATTTCATCGTGGATCCAACCAAGCCATTGATAGTCAATGTCCCAATCGTAACCCAGTTCCTGAAATTGATTGAAAGCAATCAGGTTCCACCGTTTGCAGACGATAGCACCAGCACTTTGTAGGAGATAGTTGAGGGCTGCATGTTTTTTCCCTTGAAGTTTGATGGGTCGGCCATCCAAGCCAATAAGCTCGTCAGACCTAGCAGACTCAGAAACAAACTTAAGGAGGTCATCAAGGCCGGGGATGGCTTTGAGGAACTTCGCCCTAATTTTTTTCCCAAGTTCTTTAGCCTCCTCTTCATTGAGGGACTTATCGAGGGAAGTTCCGATCTTGCGATCAGATGCGCCGTAGATAAACGCATAAATTAGTGTTTTGACTTCTTTACGGGAACAGCCAACACGGTCGGCATTTTGTTGGTGAATGTCACCATTGACTACAACGTCAGCGAACGCACCACCATCAAACTTAGCGAGGTAATGACCAAGCATCCGAAGCTCCAAGCCGGAAGCGTCGGCACCAACCTGACGCATACCGCGACCAGGACCAAATAGTTCACGACAACGAGGGTCCGAACTCGTCTGGCCAAGATTTGGTCGGGAATGCGCGTTGCGACCGGTGTTGGTTGCAAGTTGGCAAGTATGGTGGATCCTTCCTTCGTTTGTGACCATTTTAAGCCAGGCGTTGGCTCCGTCACTGAGTTGTCCAAGAGCCTTTTGAAGCTCAAGGATTCTTGCGAAGGTTCGTGATTCGTCCGTGTCAATAGATTGGAGAACACCTTCATCAATCTTTGGGTTACCAGTGTCAGTGAATTGTTCAGGCTTCCAACCCCTCCAAGTAGCAAATGCCCACGCGATGTGGTGTCTGCTGGTTGGGTTGAACTCCTTCAACTTGGTAAACTCAGCACCATCAATGTACCCCTTGGTGTTGTTGTTTCTCTTGGGAATCATACGTCCGCCGTCCACATAAGGAAAGGTTTCCCGCATGTGGTCAGCAAGCTTGTCCATCTCTGTTCTGAGAGTTGACTCAAGCTCCTGAGCTTTCTTAACATCAAAGGGCCAGCCAGAGGATTCTTGACGAGCCATGAGGCCAGCCAGATCATGCTCTAGGCGGATGGAATCTCTGAAGGAACCAATCTCCTTTTTGAATCGTTTAACAAGAGTGTTACAAACGTGAACATCTTGTTCGCAGTAGTCCTCCATCTCCTGAGACCAATCACCCCAGTCGGTGGTCTTACCAAACTCTCCTTTGTAATCACCAAGGCGATAGCCCCAGGCTTCCAAAGAATGACGACCATAGAGCTTACCTGGCATCCCAGGCCAACGCTTCTGGTAATCAATGTTGAGAATGTCTGGCTTGAACATCCGACTCAGAATCAACGTGTCATAAAGACGCGCTTCTGGTTGGAAGAATGGATAGATGGATTGGATGACGGGTATGTCAAAGCCAACAATGTTGTGGCCAATCAAGACATCAGCCTCTGCCAGCATGTTGATGCCAGTAGTAACTGATTCCTGAGTGCCAGCATCGTTGTATCGAAATACCTGTCCGGTGTCGATGTCTTTAGCAACAAGACAGTGGATACAGCTCAGCCCCTGGCGGGGAAGGCCGTTTGTTTCTAGGTCAAAGACCAGTCTCATAGTCCCCAATACCCAGGTTCTTCAGTTTCGAGCACACGTTGAGTGATCGGATCAGGCTTGCCACATTCCAAACAAAACCAACCACTTGGCTCCATTTCGGAATAGAAAAAGCAACTGCTACCGCAGGTACATACAACATTGAGCTCACAGTTCTCCGTATGGATCGGAGTCATCGAAAGAGGGTGTGTCATCCTTGAAGGAGGCAGTTAGATCTTCAGTCATACGACCAGTCTCAGAGCTATAGCAGATGGTCCCAGCTTTACCTGTTTGACCGTTAAAGCGATTCTTCAATACCCGAATCGTACAATTGTTACGACCGGATGAAAGATTTCGTTCGAGAGCTACAACCATGTCGCTAAGTTGAACAATACTGTGGCTACCACGGAGTTGTCCGAGGCTTACCTGTTGTCCATCTTCATGGCCTTTGTCTCCTTGGGGACGCTTGAGATGGC